CTTCAGTGATGAGCATTAGTTTATTATTTTCAATACCAACTTGTGCTTGTGTAGTATTCGCACTATCTACAAATGCAATCTCTGCATCAGCGGCAGTTGTCGCTGTGTTATTATCTTTAATTGTTATTATTGGTGTACCACCAGTTACGGTAAGATTTTGTGTCTGTGAACCAGAGTTTGCTTCAAAATCTCCAGATACAGTTAGTTTAGTATTGAGTGTAAGTCCAACGTCAGGAGTATGTGTAAGCGTTACGTATTGGTCATTACCAAAATAGAGTACTGCACTGTCTGCAAGATATAAGTCTGAGAAACCTTTAGATGTTGATCCTAAATCTGCACCATCATTTGCGTCAGGTAGCAAAACAGTACCAACATTAATCGTAGGAGCAGTTACAGACGTTGTTGCTACAACATCGTCAATATACAAGTTAGCAAATGCTGTACCACTTGCTCCTATATCATGTGTACTATCTACACTCGCTAGAATTTTGTTAGCAAATGTAGACGATGCATCTGCAACTGTAATTTTAGTCGCTGTTGTATTATCATCAATACCTGTTGATGCAAAGTTGGTGATTGTACCACCATCTAATCTATTACCTGATACTCGCGGTTGTGCGCCTACATATTTTGCCATACTTAAATATCCTCTAGAATACTTGCCACCACATTTAGTGATGAAGATGCGCTACTTGTTACTGCTAACTTATCGCTTTCAGCAAGAACGATTTTCTGTCCACTAATAAAAGACAGCGTTGAGTTTGCTGGAATAGATATGTCATTTCCGATAACTACATATGCTGTTGCAGAATTGTCATATAATTCAACATCAACTGTGATAGCGGAGGCAGTAACATTCGCAAGTTCAAGACCAATAATCATACTACGTTTACCAGTAGCAGACGGAGTTGTGTATAAATCAACTCTAGATGATCCTACTCCACTCGCTATGCTATTTTGAAAATCGTTTGCCATTTTGTTCCTCTATTTTCTACTATTTATTCAACCATACCATGGGCATCAAAATCGGTATCACTACCGAAAACTGCTATTGGATGCATATCATATGCTTGAGGTTCACCCTCATTAATACGAAATCTACCAATATCATTTGATACATCATTCGCACCATCAACAAAATTACTTACTGAATTAGTAGTATTCAATGCTGATACATCACCTAAGTCTGTTCTTACTACATTAACAGCATTAACAAGATTACTACCTAAGTCACCGTTAATACCACTTGTATCACCAGTCGATGTTCCTAGTGTATTAGTTCTAGTGAACCAATCTTTGAAACTTATTAATCTATCAAAACTAATAACTGCCATTATGCAAAAGCAATCAATACCGGTCTACTTAATGCAGTTGCCGATGTTGTATTGTCCAAGTCTGTTTTAATTTCATTTACTGCCGCAACTAAATTATTTTTTGCTGAAGTACTTAATGTTGATAAATCACCCTGTTCATTGTCTAATTCATTGATACCGCCCACTACGTTCTGCGCTGTAGTTGTAAGTGCGGCAGGATCACCTAAAGCAGTAGAGATTGTGTTCGTCTTACTTCTCCAAGTGTCAATACTATCTGTTCCTAATACTTGTGTAACTGCCATACTACTTCTCCAATACTCTTATTAACATAGTTTTTATTTCTCGCATCTCATCTTTAAGTATATTTATCTCATCACACATAGTCTGCATTTTTATTTTTTCAGACTTTTTAGCAAGTTGAACTGCCATATATTTTTGATATTCAACAGCATTAGTATTGACAACACCTTTACTGCTTCGTTCTCTATATAAGTTGCTATGTCCTTCAATTCTAATGTGTTTGCTCATATTACAATGCCAGTGCTATAACTCTTAAATTCTTAATCTTAGGTACAAACGATGTGTTTGTTGATTTCATAACAATCTTAACTGCGACTGCAGAAAAATCTGCTAGACCATCAACTAAGTGTGTTCTCTCTCTAAACACAGTTGGTTCACCATCTGGACTATCTCCAACTTCGGTTGCTAGATATGCCCAAGGAATAGTTTCGAACTTCTGTTCAGAACCATCTGTAATTCTTTTGTAGTAAACATCAATAGTACAAGATGTAGGTCTATTTGCTTCATACAAAATCTTAATCGCTGTAGATGGATTTGCTAAAGTAAATCTTCTAGTCACATAGTTTGCTAGATTGCTTGCGCCTGTTGGTGCAATATCACTCAAATACTTCTCATGCTGTACGATTGTAACTGCATTTGATGCGGTTTCTGTGACACCAGGTGCCGGTGTTACAGTAATAGTTGCGGTTGTACCATCATTCTTATAATTACTAATCAAATACTTTTGATTGTTTGTAGCATTTGCGGCACCAGTTACAGTGATATACTTACCAATATCTAGTGTGTCAAACAATGCTTTTGCCGCAGTGTTTGTTGTGGTTATGATACCACTAGTGTCAAATCCAACAGTTGTGTTTGCGGCGACTGCAGTTCTATCATCATGTGTACTTAGATTAATATCTGTCTCAATTCTACTATCAATTCTATTTGAGATACAACATAGAGATACACGTTGAGCATCAATCATCGGTGATACAAAATCATTCAATGTGTTAAATGTTGCTCTAATTTGTGCAGAATATCCAACTGTTGCAGTCTCATTTTCTTTAGAATTAATAATCTTAGGTGTATCATATATCTGATTAACATTTTCACCTACTGGTTGATATCCAGTAAAGTTGCCACCTGCTTGGTTCTGAACATTCATATCATATGTCAAAGATGATTGTGCAAAACGAATATTTGTAAGTGTAGGTTGAATAAGGTCAGCAATAAAGTTTCTAGTTGCTTGAATATTCGCACCCCCCACAGTATCACTTGATAGTCCAGCAATGCCATTTACAACATTAGATGCATCAACTTCAATAACGTAAGTGTCATTTGTTACAGGTGCTACAACAGTATGTTGCTTATTAAACTCTGTATGAGGTATGCCATTTGTAGTTGAGTTTGCTCCATAGAATCCAGAAGCGACATTAGCGATTGTTACTTTGTCGTTGACTGCTAGTCCATGATTTCTCTGTGTGACACGAACTTTATTTGTGTTTACTGCAGTCTCAAATGGATTATTATTTAAGACGCCAAATCCATTTCTTACATTCTTAAAGTCCATTACTGCAACTTGACCGGTGAATGATGCACGATACATAGTCATCTTAATATCTCTAGTCTGATGAGGTGTCCATGTGCTACCATTCTGAGACAAGAACATTGTTCCAGTTAATGGATTTTTAGAAATAGTTCTATTATCGCCAAGATTATTCTGCCCAATATCAGAGAAGAATACTTTACATCCAGGTTGGTCAACTTTAATCAAGATTGCGTAAGTGTTATCTTGTGCTAAGAAGATTGGACTATCAAACACAACAGTTGTTGCAACAGATGCATCTGTAGATACTTTCACATCTGCAACTTCAATAGTCTTTTGCTGAATGATTTTCTCTGCTGGGAAACCATCTTTCGTATTAACCATCTGAATTAGAATTGGTCTTGTGCCTGCTTCGTTGAAATACAAGTCAACTTTAGTAATCATAGCACCATCTTTTGCTTCATTGACATGAAAAGTCTGTGCTAATGGATCATGTTGACCGCAACCACTACCTGCGCCGCCACCGCCTCCATCGCCACCATCTCCACCATCTGAAGATGGGGGTGGTTGAACTCTTGAAGTTCTTTGGAAACGAGTTGAACCAGTAATATTTCTAGATACTTCTCGCTCTTCGTTTATACGGTCACGAACAAATTCTGCTTGTCTAAGAGATAGAATTGTTTCTTCTCTAGTTTCATTGATACCAGTAGCATGAAATATCTTCTCTGCTTTAGTTGTATGAACACCAATTTCAATGTTGTTTGTGTTATTATCAATAAATCTTAAAGTTCTATCACCAGTTCTAAACTTCACTGTATCTGTGTTAGGTATAACAAACACACCAGTATATGTACCTTCATTGTCAGTAATATTATCATTACCGAATTGCTTTAAGTTTTTATATACGTCAGTTGATGTATTACTTGTTACATTGTTTATACCTGTGATAGTACACAAGTTCTTCGCACCCAATGCGTTGTCTATTGTTCCTGTAAGTTGGTCATCAATCGCAAATCCATTCTTAATGTTTGAAACATGGAATGTGTGAGGAAGATTATCTGTTGTCTCTGTGTTTAAGTGACCAGCAAAACTTACTATACCAGATGCTTGAAGTCTAGTTATAGTACCACCAGATGTGTATGAGGTGATTGTGCCAATAGGTGAACCAGTTGCATCGTTCTGTACGATTGTAAGTGTTCCAGGTGCTGTTACACTTTCAACTCGGTATTTACCCTCATTAAGTTCTACTGAACCTACGATACTTGCAAAACTTACTACATGTCCAATCGAAATACCATTTGTACTTGATACTGTAACAGTAACAACATTACCAACTTGTACTACATTGCTAACTGATGTTGGTGTGTGTACTTGATTTCTTACAACATCACCAAGTGAAAATGCAAGTGCGGGATATGCAATATCGGAATCTGGATTATCAAATGTACCAAAGTAACGAGCATCATCAGTATCGAATTCAACTCCAGGGTCTTGTAACGGATCAAATTGAAAGTCTGTTCTGTTAGTAGACGTTACGGTGAATTTATCATCTGGTTTAACATATGCATTTACGTTGACATTATCAAAGAATCCATTAATCTTACTTCTAGGTTTCATGTTACTAATATAAACGTGAACAGGTATCTCACGCATATATGGAATCATAGACATATCTACAATTCTATCACCCATTGCTTTATCAACAGATGAATTCATAAGTTTTGTTTCAACACCATCACGAACTTGGCCAACTTGCTGTGTGCCTACTTGCTGTAGAATGTTACCATTCCATCCGCCCGATTGACCACCACCAATTACTCGTTCACCAGTGAAGACTTGTTCACCAAACCAATTGTCTTGCCATGATTCCCAAACTGTGCCTTCAACGCCAATCTCATCTGCTAAGAATTGAATTGCATCAAAGTTGTTATCATCGACAACTACAAGGTCGGGTCTACGAGTTGTATCTTTCCAGTCATCAGATGCAGGAGTTAGTACTATCTCTCCAGTAAAAGGAGAAACTTTATATGCATTAACTTCCATACTATCTGAAGCATATGGGTTTTGAATGAATGGCAATTCACTATAATTTAGTGTAACGATACCATCTCTATGTTTCTTATAGTTTGCGGCAGTTCTTTGCAAATCAGTACTATTTGCCTCAACCATCTTCACAATTTCTGTATGTGCCATTGGTCGTGCTATTTTTCTTTTCATGTCAATAGCGACACGATAATCAGGTGATCCGACATTACCAATACCATGACCTTTGAAGTTATCTACAATGAAACCATTCTTCAGTCTTGGGTTGCCTTCAGCATCTAATACTAATAAATCTGTGGTTGCTTTTTCAAGCAAGTTGAGTGAACTGACTTCCTCAAGATTTGAAATTCTTGTTTCTAGTTTACCAATGTCACGCATTGTATAGCGTTTGTTTTTAATTTTTCTCGCTACAACTTCACTAGTATCGACAACATATGGTTTATATGCCACTTCAAATAGTGTCATTGCTTTACCAAGGTCGAGTGGTGGTCTAGGTTGAATATCTGGAACTCCAGGTATTCTTACAAATTTACCATCAAAGTTCATTGCAATCTTATCGATACGTCCTAAGAAGTATGAGAAGTCTCCTTCAAAGTTTGCGCCTACCATTGGTAGTTCTGATGTGGAACCTCCACTACCAGTGAATGAACCACCAGTGTCTTGTACTCTAGGTCTGAAGTCTAAGGTATCTCGTAAATCATATGTGTTACCATCGCCATCTGGTGATGTATACGTTGGAATGTTTTCATAGTTCACAACACCATCATAACTGTCTACTGAGAAGTAATCTCCACCAGAGTGTGTAAAGTAGTCAAAAGTTACTAATAGTTGACCTGTAGGTGCAGGACGACCTGGTTTAAGTGTAATTCTTGCTAAGTCATAGAATGCATCTCTTTGACCATTATCAAAAGTATATCTATCAGTAATATCTTGCATACTTGATGTTGCAGTAGTTGAAAAGTCTGGTGCCATTTTGACAGACTTCAATGCGTAACCGTCTGCTTTACCGAGGGTTACATCTGTGTTTTGCGCGGCACCTTGAGTTGTAATAGTAACTGCGTGATTTGGTTGTAGTGCTTTACTTTTCTCAACAGCGGCAGTATTAGATTTTACAACTGAAGCAATGATTTCAACTGCGTTACCATTTGTTGGATTAGCACCAGATGGTAGTGTTTTACCTAAAAGATTAGAAATCGTTAATGTTCTGCCATCTGATGATACTGCTAAATCACCTGCTACAAGAGGTATGATTGCACCAACATCTGCATTTGCAAGAGCGGTACCAGTTCCGGTAGCGGTTAGTACTGCAATATAGTTCTGCAAGTTACTTGATGAAGCAAAGGATTCTTTATCAGGCACAGTAAACTGCGCGGCACCTGCGGCAATATTATATGGTATGTCGAAATGTCTTCTTACTGTATATGTCGATGACAATATACTATCAACATTATTCGGATCACTACCACGAATTTTTCTCATTCTGAAGTATCCGGATGGGTACACTAGAATTTTTTGGTCTGGTCTTAGAATTTCTGCAGAGAAACGCTTGAGAGTACCACCTGCTACAGCGACAAGACCATTGGCCGTTAGTGCTAATGCTAAGTTATTTGTTACACTAGAAACTTCACCAATTCTAACATCTCCAGTTGTAGTTGTGAGATATAAGAAATCTCCTGCGCGAACTTGAGAGTTCAATGCAGTACCAACACCAGTTACAGTAGGGGCGCCAGTAGCAACTGTTGCAGTACCAGATAGCGTCACTAGTTTAGGTACAATGTTACATTCGAATGTGGAATTAGATGGCGTTGAACTATCACCAAATGCTCTTGCATCTCTTGAAAACTCTTTACCATCATTCATTTGAACATCAAAGATACCGAGTTTATATTTTACATCATCGATGGTTCCTGTATAGTCACCATCGTGGAGTTGAATACCTCTAAGATTTGCACTACCAATTACTGCAGGACTTCCACCTACAAAATCGTCATAGACGAATACTTCTGCAAAATCACCAATATCAGCAACACCCTTTAGAGTGTCTACTAAAACAAAGTTGCCAACAGGTGTTTGAATTGGTGTATCAACTACAGAGTTGAATGTTCTTGGTTTAGGTACATTAAGAAACTTTGTAATTCTACTTTCTAATTCATAACCTTGAACATATGCTTTGCCAGGTTCAATACCAAGAGCAAGTTTATCAAGTGACCCTTGTTCTGATGTTGGCCATACACCTCTGTTAGTACCAGTATTTAAGTGTTCGCGAATATCAAGTCTAAATGGTTTTACTTCATAGTCACCACTTTCATCATATGTTCTACGAGCAAACTCTTCTTGTAAGAAGTTGTAGTTTGCTTTCTCAACATGCTTAGAAATCTGACCATTCTCACATCTTGCAAGTTCTACAAAGTTTACATCATCAGTTGCGGTAATTGCTTTCTTTATTAGTGTAAGAGTAATCTTATATCGATGCGATCCAGGAGCGGCAAAGTTTGATGCTCCCTGTGCATTATCTTTAAGTGTAGCATCTTCTTCAGGTGTTACAGTAGTTTGTGTTACTTGAAACCCGATACGATAAGATGGATAGTTGTGATAAGGTTCAAGAAGAATTGATTGCGCGGCATTATCAACAAAGAATCCATTAATAAAATAAACACCTGCTTGAATTTGAATTGCAGAACCACGACCAACTGTATCGCTATTCCCTGCGGCAGTCATTACCGCAGGGTCAAAGAAGTCAATATCGGGAGTTCCTTCAGGTTGTGTGGACATAACAGTACCAGTTGTTAGTAGTGATGCTGTTAGTTCGGTAGTCTGGTCGGCAGTCATATCAGGATTTTTAGCAACAGTATTATCTGCATTCAAAGTTGTGACATTCTCACCAATAGCATATCTGTTGGTTGACCCATCAGTTCCGCTATCTTCATATTTAATATACAGAGTTAAAGGAGTAGTAGAGGTGGCCGCTAAAGTTCCAATAACTTTCGCTTTAACACCTGTCTCTGAACCTGTGATAATCTTGTTTACAAAATCTGCTCTATAACTTTCTACGTTCTGAGCATTGAATGTTGATTGTAGTTTAATGAAGTCATATTCAAAGTCAAAGGCGATATCGCCAGGAATAACCATCGAACCTTCCTTGAAAACATGGCGACCATGTTTCTCAACCTGATTTTGTAAAATCGATTGAAGTTGGGTTAACTCTCTCGCCTGAACTGGAAATCCAGGTCGAAAGAGTACACGATGAAAATTCTTCGCTTTAGCACCGCCAGTGCCTTCAAAGTCATCATAATAAGGGTCTACATTAAAATCTATAACTGCCATTCTTTGCTCCGATATGCCTTTTTAATAATTCTAGTAACTATTTAGACTAGAATTCAATGACAAGTTTGATATCTTCAATCTGGTCAGATGCACGATTAATCGGGCGTCTATGTTCTAGATACATGATATCACCACTGTCTGGTTGTACTTCAGGATTTGCTAAAGAAGAAACAGTACCAGAAGCGGATGATGTTCCGCCAGTCACAGTTTCAGATGCTTGAAATGCTGTGAATCCTGTGTTAATATCTTGATAATAACGCAGAGTTCTTGTTGAAGCATTCCAGTCAATTACTCTAGCAGAAGCACTTGATGTACCTCCAGTGAGTACTTCGTCTACAGAAAATGTTCCACTTAGACCAGAGACTTGAAATACAACTGACTTAGTTGCAGTTCTAGTAGTATCTGAAGCAACTGTAGTTGTACCAAAGTTGTAAGGATCACGAACAAGACCAATTCTACGATAGTCATTAGAAACTGGGAAGTCTCCAGAACCATCATTGTACTCAAGTCTTACGTTGTTCATTACATAAAATCCACCAAGTTCTGTTACTGCTTCAGAAGAGTGACCACCTTTAGGTGAGATGATTGCTTTCATTGCACCAGAAGAACCTCCACCACCTGTGATGGCAATCGTTGCTTGGGTGTAACCAGTTCCAGCACCAGTAATTGTCACTGCGGTAATATTACCACCACCAACAGTTGCAGTTGCAGTTGCTCCTGTACCATCGCCTGTAATAGTTACAGTAGGTGCAGATGAATAACCAGAACCAGCATTCGTAATTTTGATAAGTTTAATCTCACCATCTGTCGCGGCAGCGGCAGTATCGAATTGTTCTTTGCCTGGTTGTCCTGCACCTGGATCAGAAGTTATATATTTAACTGGCATAAAGTCGGTTGACAAGAACTTCAATGCATCAGAAGCAGAGATAGTGTACATATATTTCCAAATGTACCCATCTGCAGTTGTTACATAACCAGTTGAAGTGCCTGTTGGTTTAACTGTTGATGCTGTATTTCCGTTATTTGAAATAACTTTGTATACGTTGTAGTCTTCAGTTACAACATAGAATGTTGCGGCATACAAAGATGTAGCACCTGAATTCGCTGTATTACTAGCAGAATAGTCATGTGCATACTCATCGTATGTGGTTCCTGAAGTCCAATCTCTCCTTACAACGGCATGAGTTACATCAGATGCGGTTACACGCTTCATGGCGACCATGTCATCATAAGCGTTAAATTCCGTGTCTGTGTTATCAGCAGGAGTAGGAGGGGATGTGTCATCGGTCCAACCTTGCGGACGACCAATGAATAAGTAAATATTTGTTCCGGCGGATTCACTGAATGCTTCAATGTATTGCTCTGCATTGTGAATTCGGAACTTATTTGTAATGATTGCGGCCATTTTATCCTCTCTTTATAAGTATATTACATTATTTATAAGACTTTTTAACTGCTTCGCAGGAAGATTTCACTATCAAATACTAATGATTGTTTTCTTCCTGGATAGTTTACTAAGTCATCTACACTGTTAATTGCCTCATTGAGATGTTTAACTTGAGTATTTGCATAAGTGTCCCAATAAGTATCATTGCTGGTGTTACCACCAGAATAATTTGCAGTAAGTTTCGCACTGTTGTACGTCCCTCTATATATACGACCACCACGGTCGATTTCTCTCGTTCCTGCCGAGTAAGGTGGGAACAAAAACTTGAAACGGTCAAGTGAATAACCGTTTGATCCTAGTTTCGCTGAACCATAGGATTCGTGTAACATTGCGTCTTCTAATCCTAGAGATGCAATGAGATGTAGTTTCGATGTTGCTATTGCAGTCAACTTATCCGTTGAAGTTATAGTAGGTAATAATAGATGCACTACGTCTTGAACGCTTCTAGCAACCATCGCTAATTCTTTCATTATTTCAATTTCTCTTTTGACTGTGACATTCATAGTCAAATCATTCATATATGCTTCAAATGTTTGTATGATAATCATAGGGTCTGGTGTTTGTTTAGTTTTACCATGTTGATTACCACCCAATGTCGGATTGTTAGGTGAAGTAGGAATAATTGCACTTTCTTCAAACGCGACTTGTGTTTCTCTCAAGAACAGCGTAATTTCTTTCAATACTTGCATCGTAGCATTTATATTTGCAATAGGTGTAGGGAATGATGGGAACTGTAAAGTAGGATATATACCACCCTCAGTGTCTCCAACAGTACTATCTTCCGCTCTTAGATAATTTGCACCTTCATTTGTTTGAACTTCACTAGAATTCTCCATGAGTATTCTACCGCCATCTTCTAATTGAAGTGTGGTTGGGAACATTCCACTGTATACTAGTTCGCTGAATAGTTCAAGTTCAATTTTCTGCATACGAGCAACAGGTGTTGCTTGCAGTGTTTGTAAAATAAGAAGTTGTAGTTGCTTAAATCTTGGATTAGTCGCATTAAGTCTGAATTCAGAACCACCCCATGCTCTAGCAGAAACAGATGTAGAGACACTTACTTCACCAAATAATGCAAGACCCACAGGATGAAGAATACGTTTTACTGCATCACGCCAGACGTTGATAGAGTTACCAACTTTAACAACATATGAGAAGTCTTGATAATAGAAACTATCTTGTATCTTCTTAGAACTTTCTGATAGACGACCATCAGCACCAAAGAGAACACCTTCACTCGTTGAAACTGTTCCTACAGTAGGCGAAACAATAGAAACATCACACTGATGAACTGTTGCTGTCGCACCAGATATTGCACCAGTAATTCTGCTTCTATCTCTAGGAGCGGCAAATGTATCTTTATAGGTATCTACTTTAAGTTTATACAGTTGTCTAGAAGTATCTATTGATAATAGTGACCCACTATGTCCTGAAGTCTTTTCGCTTATCAGTTTATCTCCAGTTTCTAAAACAATGTTACTACCATCTTCTTTTAATAATTCGTAATTTTGAGTGGTAACGGTTTCACCTGCGGAAAATGTTCCAACAACATCTTTCAAAATCAGATTGTTTGGAGCAATAACTTGCGGTGGTCGTAGATAACCAGAACCTAGATTTGTTCTAGAAACTCCAGTTATTCTACCAATGGTGTTTGATGTAGCATAAATCTCTGCTCCCGTACCAGCAGTAGTATTAACAGTAACAGTAGGTAGTGCAGTATAATTAACACCTTCATTTACAATAAGAAGTTCGTGTATTGCACCAGCAAAATCAGATTGTTCTGGAACAATTTTATTACCAGTCTCTAATAGTATGTTATCTCCATCTTCTTTGATGATTTCATCAACATCACCAGCAAGAATATTATGACCGTTTTCTAATAAAAGACCATCACCAGATGCTTCATTAAGTAATCTACCTTCAATTCTATGAACTATTGCAGAAGAGTTTGCACCTAAATTTGTATTCGCATATGTTAATGTCTCACCTATGGCATAACCTTTACCTTTTTGTTGAATAACATATCCATCAATACCACCACGTCCTATAGTTGTTAAATCGAACTGTGCGGCATCACCAATATCTTCGGTTACAATGAAATCACCAGTTTCTGTTTTGATATTACCACTGCCATCTTCTAGTTGAATTTCGGGTGTTAGATTTTTTGTTACAAGTGCGTCTCCACCATTGTAATAAGTTCCATCGTTAGTAACTACACTTCCGGTGATGATGCTGTCAACAACACCTGTTATAGTTCCTGTATCACCTGCAATGGTAACAGTTTGTCCATTTATGAATGTTCCAGATATAGAATTTTCAGTAAATGTTAATTGATAGATAAAGTTTGAACCTACTTGCTCTCCAACAAAGTTTTCGATAAGTGCGGTTGCACGATTGATACCAGGTTGTAATGGTTGATTTGCTTGAACAACTTGTTTGCCAACCATTTCTGTAAAGGGTCCTGTTACATTTTTCAAACTCATAATGATATCAGATGTAAACTGACCACCAGATACACGCAACATATCATTCTTTGGATAGTAAACAGAAACCTCTTCATTAAAGAGCATTCTGAATAAAAGAATTAGTGCTTTGTCTGTACCTTTTGCTTGATAAAATTCTTTGATGTGTTTAAGTAGTGTTCTCTTATCATTAATAATAGCATCAGGTAAATCTACTAGATAATTTTGTTTGAAGTATGTTACAAATGTGTCTACAGTTAAATCAATGTCATTATATATTTTAGCATTTCTTGTTGTCTCAACCGCGCCACCATGATTTTCTAACCACTCATAGTACGCTTCCATGAAAGCAACAAATGTTGGATGGTCTGATTTGACAAACTCAGGTAGTTGGTCTGAAACTACAGAGTTTATTTTACCTTTAATTAAGTCATCGCTTATATTAAATGCCATTAGTATGAACTTCCGCTACTGCCGCTACTGCCTGATGATCCGCTTGAACTACTTCCACTTCCATTTACTGAAATGGTAGATGATGCTCCTGCGATCCCTGATCCTCCTGTTCTACTTAATTCGTTACTTGATGATGTTTGATACTCTGTACCTGCAGAGGATTCGCCTGTGGCGACTTTATCAATAATAGTATTGACAACAATATCATCTTCATTTATCATTAGAAGAACATTACGCACACTCACAATGTCATTAGAGTTTAGTGTTACATATAACTCAACTGCGTTAGCATCTAGAACTGTTCCTGTGATATTCAACTGGTCAATAATCATTTTACCTGTTGCATAGTCAATAGCACCTTGAGTATTATTAACATAAACTTTAGTTGATGAACCTTCTTCTAGAAAATACGAACGAATATTACCAGCGCCATCATCGTCTAGATAAATTGTCTGCGCCCTACCAGCAATATTAAAACCAGTAGAAGACAAGTTGGTGGGTGCACCGGCACCCTGTGTGAATAGTGGGTTATAAAAATTGATTGTATATTTACTTTCTTGATTTAGAATAGCATCAAAGTGTCTTTCACATCTAAGTGTAGTAATATTGGAAACAATACCAGGATCAGACAAATCAATTAAATTTACAAATTTAGAATATCTGAAAACACTATCAAAAGTTTTAAGGTCTGTGTTTTTATAATTGACAACAGTTTGTCTTACTTGTGATGAAATATCTGTATATGTGCTTGAAGTGATATTTGGATTCCAATATACGTTAATAGTAGGAACAATACAGATGTATACAGGATCAATAATTTCAGGTGTTATCGAAACCATGTTCTTACCAGCAAGCACAGTATTCTTAATAGTGTCTTTTGTTGATGTTGTTAGACTAGAACCAGTTTTAGGTTTTATAGAAATAAATACTTTTCCATAAATTGGTGGATCGTTATCTTCACCGCCCCACACTTGCATTGCGTCAATGTTGTTGTATAGTTTAGGTAGAACAACTTTATAATCTTCTGCAGTCACCGCTCTGTTTTGTGCAGAGTATGACTTAGGTGCATTGAACTTGATACTTCTAGTGGACTCTCGCGCAGAACCATTTTCAGATTTAATAACTGTAGTTATAGTAGCATTCGTAGAACCACCAACTGCAGACTGTAAGGTAAATGTATCAGCACCATTTGACAGTTCTTCATTACATACAATATATTCTGCAATTATAATATTGCCATCTAATAGTGCTTTACCTAAGACACCATCACCAAAACTAATTTCTGTTGCGCCATTTTCTACAACATTCAAAAAGTATACTTCACTGTCTGCTTTAATGTCTAGTATATTTTCTGCTTTCGTATAAGACCTTTGAGATAAATCTACGGCACTGCTTTGAACTCTAATTTTAATAGTACTAGTGTCAATATTTTCATTATCTAGAATAAATCTCTGAGATGCTAAACCACTATCTTTTGTAAATAGAGATTTTAACAGTGTTCCTTCTTTGATATCAATGTTAGTAAAAGTGTAAACACCTTCTGTAGGAATAATAGTTACATCTGAAGTAGTTACAAACTGATAGTTGACACCGTTCACTCTGCTTCTAAAGACAGTACCTTTACTCATAGTCAGACTACTAGGATTGCCAGTAGGTGAATTGATTGTTATATTAACTCTTGCAGATGAAGAAGTTGAAGACCTAGGAGTATAACCTAAATGTTTAGCAAGAGACACAACGCTATCTCTCTTGACGGCACTATCAAGAAACATTTCGTTTGATACCATGTTTGCGTAGACTGCATTGTAGTGTGTATTATATGACAATAAATCTACAAGAGTGTTCATTGCTGAACCTTCAAAGTCATAGTCTGCAAATTCGCTTTGCGACTTTAAGTATGTTTTAAGATTAGTTTTGATTTCATCAAAGTCTAATTCTGTAACTCGTAATCTGTTTGTTGTTTGTGCCATTATCGTGTCCTTGTCAAGTAGGTCTCAAATACCTCTTGTTGTGTCTGATTAACTACATAAAAATATAATCTCACTTGATATTCATTATTGTCTGCATTCGATACAACATCTACAGATGTAATTTTTGCTCTTGGTTCGTGAAGAGTTATGACTTCTTCAATAGACTTTTCAATAAGTCTTCTAGTCATCATCGTATCATTTTCAAAAAGCAAATCGGCAAGTGCAGTACCTAAGAAAGGTTGAAAAGGTCTTTCAAAATATTTTGTTTGCAGTAATGCTTTAATAGATTGCTTTACTGCTTCAACATCAGTTTTTTTCGCCACATCTTTAGTCGTAGACAACTTAGTAAAGTTAAAGTCTAGGTCTGAAAAATCTGCGGTTTGTCTTACTATCGTTGCCATACTAGTATTTATACCTTTTATCCACCAGCAAATACATTAGATGAACCTGCCGAGACAGATGTACATGCACTTATCGCATCACCTACTCTACCTGCACCTTTTGTATTTACTTTAACAGTAGATGAACCAGATGCTATTGGTGCTGAATGAGATGGGCAGGGCGCACCAGGAAGCAAATGTCCTGTGTTATTATCACCTTGCCTTGACCATGCAATATTATTTACAAATACATTTGGAGACCCATCTTTTCTTGTCATAGGTGAACAATGAGGTACGTCTGCATCACCAATTCTAGTTGCCGCTGGCATGTGTCTCTCTCCTCATTAGTTCTCGCAACTTATCGTTAAATGTTGCCATTAAGTCATGTTGCTCTTCAGTATGTGGTGGTTCAGGATAGTCAGGTTCAAATCTAATTAGATTATCAAATGTGCCTGGTATATCATCATACTTTTTATATGTATGAACAACACCATTTATTAACACACAAAAGATACCTGTCATCTATCTACCTTGTCCTACATACTTTTTCCAACTTCTACGTTTATGTTTGTTCATTGTAGATGTTATAGGTTTTCTTCCTATAGAAGTACCTTTATATGTTCTCTCATGTATCGCCGTTGTCTGTCTTACTGTCTTTGCCATAACTATTTATCTCCCTAGTTTAAGTCAATTCTCTTACCATCTATATCTATGTTACCTGTAACAGTGGTTGTCTGATTACCTTTAATCTTTTCTACTACGTTACCATCTACTTGAATATTCCAATCGCCTTTGATATAAGTTGAACAGTTGGAATCAATAACTAAATTCACATCACCTTTTACATGAACATTCTCTCCACCCTCAACTAAAACCTCACTATCTTGAGTTCTCATTCTTATATCGCCATTAGGATGCATTTCGATGAAAGACCCACTCATATGCTGAATGTTAATACGTTCTGCGTTAGGAGTATCATCAATCTCTATTACATGTCCGCTTTCAGTTTGCTGTACTTTGTTATATGGGTATCTTGCATTATATGGGTTAGATTTTACATTCCATGTACTACCACTATTTGCGATAGGGTGTGCAGGATGTGCATTGAGAATATCATTTTTCTTGATATATAATTTTGATTTCTTATCACTTCTCGCTAAACGAGATGTATCTGGTTCTTCTATTTCTACTGGATGTGTTCCTGTTGGGTCACAGAACCCTAAGTCAGTGTTAGGTCTCTCCAATGGATAACCATGAAAGGTACCCATAACAACAGGTTCTTGACAGTTATTACCATCTCTAAAGAATCCTAAGACCCACGAACCTTTGAGTAGTCCAGAAGGTGAGTGACCTAACTGCGACACTGATGCACCTGTAGTAGGCATCATATCCATCGCCCATAGCAAGTCATCTGTAGGAAGTGCTTCTTTATCTTCAGTATGAATACCTAGACATCGAACTCTAACTCTACCTATTTGTTCAGGATCATTGTGGTCTTCGACTACACCTTGAAACCAAGTGAAACCATCGAACCCCATAAAATTCTTCATATTATTACCTCTTGGTTTTATTTATACCGACAATTTCTGATTACTAGTAGCGAACCCTTTTTTACGCATCACTGTTTTTGCTACTAATTCAAACTCTTGAGTTTGCTTATCCCAATTCAAAACAAAGGGCATATTGATATCAGTTTTCATATCGCTGATTACTGCTTCAGCATCGGGACCTAGTTGCGGAATCTTCTTACCATGTTTGTTATAAGTTTGCTTAAATAGTCTTGTAAGTTCTGCAGTAGTAATCTGTTTCTTGTTACGTTCATCGTTTACTCTATCTAAAAAGTGTCGAGTAAATTCAACATCAATACCAACTTTTGCAAACAACCTATCTGCAAACTTCTCTACGCCATCCAAGTCACTCTTCGAAACTTGTTCTCTTAGTTCTGAAAATTTACGCATTCCATCCATCCTTTACGATATTCATATCCACTTTAT